TACCTGTGTGTGTTCCTTGTGTTACATCCCAATTAGTTTTAATTTGAGTTTCTGTGAAATCCTCAGATGCATCACTAAACCTAAAGAAATCATCTTGTGTAATATTAGCCGCACTTTCATCGAACATTCTGTTAGATAACCGAAAAACAAATTGTGTTTGATCAGTAGCCTCTGTACCGATAGGAGCAACTAAATCAACCATAAATCCATCGGGATTTTCTACCGAGTAGTTGCCAGACAAGGCATGGGGAGCTAGTATCTCTAACCAATTGGAATTATCTAAAGGAGTACCACTTACTGTTGTGGTATTAATTCCAAGTCTGCCAAAGTTAACTTGATGTCCCTGTATTATATCTGTTGTACTTCCTGGTGATAAAACAACAACAGTTAAATTCTGTGCTGTTCCATTGGTGGTAGTTACATCTACTTCCATATTGGCCAACATATCTCTTCTTAATAAACTCAGAGCTGTCTCATTGGGCACGGAACGGCCCAGAATTCTTTGCCCTTCTCCTGCCAAAACTGTTTCCTCCAGAAAATAATGTACAAGCATAATAATTTCTTCTTCTGGTGGTAATACAAAATCATTTACATCACCACTAAAATCCATGGTGTGTAATAAAGCATGAAAAGGCAAATATTCCGATAGTATTTGTGTGGCTTCTATAATTTTATCACTAGTTAAATCGCCTATATTTAAACCGATGTTAAATTTACTCCCCTAACAATCTCTACATGGATCAATGAAATTTTTATCTATGTGACATGGATCAAGTGACTCTCTAGTTGAGCCATTGTACTCTTCCATGTTATACACATTTTCACTATATGGAAATTCTGTCCGTATCCATCCAAAAACTATTGGATCTTGTAAAGGATGTTTATGTGGAATAAGTAAATCAAATAATGGATCATCTTCTTCTATTGCTCTTACATTCCAATTTAGGGGCGGATAATCTTGATCTCTTTCATCACGTTGATCGTCTAATGGTAGTATTCTTAAATAATCTTCAAGGACTTGTGTAGTAGGGTCGGGAACTTCTGCTATTTTATAAATAATACGAACAGAATCACCCTCACTTAAAATTATTGGGGCGACAGATAAATCTTCGCCAAGCCAAGTAGCAGTAACTCCCGATATACTCACATAATCTGATGATAATGTCGTCCAGTCATCGTCAGATGCTCCTCGGTAATAAACTTCTGTATTATCAGCGTCTGCAATAGCTGTTTTAATTAAGGTAAATTCTAATTGCCCATCTTCTTCTACATCAAATAATTCTTGCCAAGTGTAATGTGAAATAACCTGCCATAAACGTGTGAAATTTTCTAGTTCTATGTTGGCTTGAGACAAAGCTATTTCAAGGCCCGCACGAGTGCCTTTTTGTTTGTACAAAGGAACAGCTTCTTTAATTTGGCGTCTCCACAATGTGGGATCTGCGGTTCGTAATCTTAAATTGAAAAAATTGCTTAATAAAGACAAATAAGATTCTGTTAACACGTTGGCGTCAAATAATGCTAGCAATTGATTGGTTAAATCTTCTAATTCCGTAAATCCTTCTCCAATTGCTTCATTTAAACCTTGCATAACATAAGGCGTAAGATCATTAATTCCCATGAAATTTTTATACATATCAGGAAGATATCGTTCTAATAAAGTAATATATTTCTCTGGATCGGTTACCTGTGTGGGGAGTGTTGTGGTAAGAGTGGTATTGCCTTTTAATTTAAAGAATTGTTGATTAGTTAAAGCTGTACCTGCTGCATTAGGATACCATGTCCAAGTAATTAAATAATTACCCTCTCGTTGTCCCACGGGATTCCATATTAAGTCAAAATTACCTGGTATTTCTGCATCGTTTTCATCTGTAGAAGGAGAAAGACTATTGGCAAGAATAACTTCATCTCTTAAATCCTCGGCAACATATGCGGGATTAAGCCACGCCGGAGTGTCACTATCTCCCCACATTTTAACTACTAAACTAGATTTATAATAAAATGTATTAGTTGTCTTGCTTCCTTCTATTTCCGCTAATATTCGTTGAACTTCCGCAATATTTGCTTCTGTAGCACTCACACACAATGCCTCTCTTGCCGTCTCTAATTCTGTTAATAATTCAGAGGGGATAATATCTTGATCTGCTTCTGTATAATTTTGCCCTGAAAAATCTCTTTGTAGAAAACTTATTTTGACGGATGAAATTTGATAAGGTGATACCACACAATCATCACTATTTGTTGTGATAAGTTCAAATAAAATTTCATCAGCTATTGTGGGAGATTTGTCTATTGTTACTGTCATAATTATTCATATGTGAAAGAGATATTAATAGTATCGGGTCTAATAATTTCATAATATTGTGCCAACACCTCCGTGCCCGAATTTTCAGAATTATTTGTTACAAAAGTGGCATTTATACTGTCGATTCTCGATGTGGATGAGAGAGCTTTAGCAACCCCGTTTGCAGTTAAATCTTGTTCATATTCCCAATTAATTAAATCGAAATAACTATTAATTTTATCTTCTATCTGCGTTTTAATTTCTAATTCAAATTTTCTTTGTATGCGATTTAACACCACTTCTAAAGTCGCATCGACTTCGATAATGGTTCCATCTTTAATGCACACATAATCGGTAATCATTTTCTTTTCGTCAAATTCTTCGTACAAGGCAACCTTGAGCTCATCTGATGCCTGTGCTAATCCATTCGCACCATCTTTTGCCAACACATAGATATCAACAATATTTGCCGAACATCCTTTGTTTCTTAATATTGCATTAGATTTTCCTACTTGTCCGTGATAAGCAGTTACAAATTGGTCTGCTAGAATTTTATAATCGCCGCCTGTCACAGCCCTATTTTGAGTTCTTGCCCATTGAGGTAATTTGCGTCTTATATCTTCGATAGTGTCCCCGTCATAGCCATATTGCCCAGGCGTGTAATTACGCAACCCTACGGGTATTAAATATTTATTTCCTTGCACTGATGCCATTTGTTGGGTCTCAATATAATTTGTTACTATATTTCCTTTAATTCCTCCTCCAACTCGATATTCCACTTCAATAACCGATCCTGCGGTAGGTGATAATCCTCGCATATTGTTGCCAAACATAACATAGGCATTGTATATAGAATCATATTCAACTCTATATTCTTTTCGAGGATTTGAATCAGTCCAATAATCTACCTGTTCCCATAATTGCCCATCTACAGTTATTTTAACTGATTCATAGATAGCGGGACCTTTTGGTAAGTCAAGTACTTGTAGAGAATTACCCGTCCCCGAATATGTGTATTGTAAAGTTTTGCCCTCTAATCCAACAATATTATTAATAGTCAATTCCCCTGCTGGTATAATTATATCATCGTCTAGAATAGGGTTTCCATCACTATCCATAGGGAAAAGTTCTATCGTAATACTACCATCATCAGTGGCTACACTTACTTCTACAGGACTAACCAAAGTCGCATCTTCTGTTGTTGCACTAGTTAAAGTAGCAACCCAACGTGTTCTAGCAGGAATTGGTGGAGTGGGTTCAAAACCAACAAGTTTTGCTAACCTAAATGCGTTATCTGCTTCTGTTACCGTGTCAATAAAGAATTCATTGGCTATTTGATCCATTTTAAATGATAAAGTATCCGCTACGAATGCCCAGTTCTCAATTAACATAATAGCGATGGAAGATTCTACTAAATCATTAAAAGTATTAGGTAAAACAGTACCAGTTTCTCCAAATCGCTCCCTTAAAAATTCAACCAATCTTGTTTTCATTGACCAAAAATCTTGATTGGTATAATTTAAATTAATATTTTGAGTATTTTTTATAATGTCGCTTTGAGATAATGGTGTAACTGTCATAATTTATCTTTCCAATGGCACTTCTAATTTAAGTTCATTTATTTGCGAAATATTATCAAAATCCGAAAAACTTATTTGAATTAGTAATATGTGTCCCAAATCTTCTTTGAGGTCTAATTCATTTAAACTTTTTTCAACGTCATTAGGTGAATTGGTAATATTTACTTGAATATTTTGTACAACTATGCGAGGCTCCCAAGCATTTATAGAATTAATAATCATAGTTTCTACTTGATTTATAACTTCGGAATCATTAGGCTCGAAGAGAATCTTCTTTAAAGGTGTACCAAAAGAAGGCAACATAACTCTTTCTTTGGGATTTGTTAATAATAAACTCAGCAAATCTCCTTTAAGAGTTGTTACGTCCCCCGTTGTACGCAATAATCCCCTAGGATGCTTGAAAATCGGATATGGTGCTCCTAAAAAAGTAGACATAAATTAAAAACCTCAATTTTATATATGAATATCATAGTTAATATGATGTTAAATGTATTTAACAAGGTGCAAATGGTAGCAATTGCATAACATGACAACAAGGAGCATCGGGGCTAGCAGATGCATACAAACGATCACTTGCCACAATTGCATTTTTCCGTAATACACACACTGGAAAAATACCGGGGCCTAAATCGCCACCAGTGTCTGGATAATCGTTGACTGCTAATAATAATATTATTTTATCCGCTAAAAACAGATGTAATTCCGCTTTATTAAAATAAAATTTACATGTTCTATGAAGAGTGTGTTGACTTACTAAGGTTATTTTATTTCTAGGCCCCAAACATCCTCCATCACATAAATCTGTTTGTTCTTGTCCTGCTCCCACTACCGTATAATGATCTCCTTCCGTTAAGCAAATATAATAACCACCCGCTCGAATAAAAATTTGTCCGCAATTTTTATCTTCTTGCATTCGAATAATATGTGGTCCGCAACACGCTGTGTGTTGAGGAGCATAAAGTTGAATAAATTGTTGTTGTGTTTCTTGTTCTTGAGTATAAAAATCTGCCATGTGTAATTCTAAACCATATCCCGTGCGAATTTTTACATAAGCATTCGTTGCTGTGGAACTAGGTTCGCCGCCATCCTTACGAGGAGAAGCCTGTAGATTATCCACATCCGCCATATCAAATGTGTGGTTGCTTGTGCTTCTCATGTGGATGCCCCGTTCCTCATCTGCTGTACTTTCATCCGCAGAATGATCATTTAAAAATATTTCATTTCCACAAGCCGTTAACATATGAATGCCATTTTCATCATTACGCACTCTGGTATCTGATTCAAAATCATCTAATTTAATCATGTGTCCAGTAGCCGACATAATTTCCATATTACCTTCGAATCTATCGGTGCATCCAAAATCAAAGGACTCAATTCCATGTTCCCAATCTGGCACCCCTTGAGGTTCTTCTACACTATCATCTGCTTTTATCGTATGTCCACTAGGACTAATCATTTGCCATCCGCTTTGAGGTAAATCAATTTTATTATCTTGAGGAGTTCCTACGCCACTATAAGGTTTACATTCACTTTTATGCTTATGATAAGGATTCGCACATTTGTTTTGATCTCCATCTGGTGGGCATGAAGCTTTTTCTAGAGGGTCCCCCTCAGGAGTGTTGCAGAGACTTACATCTCCTCCTCCGCAACCACAGTCTGGGTGAAGCCATTGTCCAGAAGGATGTAAATGATCATCTTTAAATAACAAAAGATTGCCCGCTCCTGACTTCATTTCCATTCTAGTCCAACGATGGTTGCATTTATAATTTCCATCTACCATCTTGAACATATGCCGCTGCGGTGTTTTAAACCCATAAATGTTTGGATATGTAATTTTAGTTTGAGCGTCAGTATCTTCCTCGTACTCCTGTAAAGAATCAATATCTAGTCCATTATAATTTTCTGTATTCCAAGGAGGAAATACCTGAGATTCATCTTTGAGACCTACATAATATCCCTTTCTATGTCCTTCGTGAATTTTATAATATTCTTTTACGTCGTAATCCCAATTATGTTTCCCCTCTGGACCTCGATCTCTATCCCAAGTTGTACCCAAATAAAAAGCTGATTTTTTATTTCCAGCCTGAAAAATTAAACATAATTTAGATCCAGCTGGTGGCACCCAAGTTAATCCACAATCATCGAAACCACCCATAGAAGAAATCGGATAAGCCCATGGCAATTGTTTCACTTTTACTTTTTTAGGATTATGAAAAAGTGGACTAAAATATCTCACTCTGTTCTGTTTCCACGGATCGATAGTATCACAGCAAAGGGCCATTAGTATCCCTATGTATGTGTCGTTTTGAGCAGGAATTTGCCATTGGGTCTTAATTTCAGATTGTACTATGGCCTTGTTCTCATACCCCATTTCTGAAAAGCGACCTTCAAGTAATTCAATTCTATTTCTTAATACATGCAAAGCCTCTGTAAGAGGCATGCTATCTAAATTTGTCATTTATTTTTCCTTTAACATAAATTCTTAGGTGAATATCCCTTAGCTCCTGGGCCACCCAGAGTAGTTCCATCACATGTCACTTGTGGAGTCTGTAAAAATACTTTTAGCGTAGTAACATACGTAGATCCTTCTATGGAGTGACTTACTGATCTTATCATCCAATTATTGTTACTTAAGACCTGATTACAACCAGGATTTGCCAGCCAATCCCCACAATTATTATTGGATTCAGAAAGAAAAAATGGATTAATTGCGACAATAGAACAGGAGCGAGGCATTTTAATATTGTGAACATAAGCAGCAGTGGGCTGTCCTATAATTCTTAATTCTGCCTCTATAGGTAACACATTACTCCAAAGTTTATTCGCAGATTGATGTTTTTGTTTGTTTTTATTAGTCTCACCAGGTGCAATTGTGGGAGTCAAAGTATCCCTTGCCATATCAGTTACTATATTTTGATGATGAGGACCAACGTTTTCTCCTTGTGGCTCTTGACATTTGGGTTTTTTATCATCATCAGCATTCCTTTCAAATCCACCGGTGCTTTGGTCCGCATCGCCCTGCGAAGAAAACATAGCAAAGGCGTTGAGCCATTTAAATGTGGGTTGAAATTCTAAAACATTGCTACATTTACCGCCATTAACTATAAAAGTTCCCATTTTCTGTAAGCCAGCAGGGAAAGGAGTGCAATCATCAATCGCCCAATCAGCACACACCGCAAGTTTATCCGCTTCGGTATTCCATACAAGATGTATGCCCCGATCTTGATTTTCTCTAAAATCTTCAACCCACTGTGTGATAGTCGCAAGTTTATTTGAGCTATCTCCAGGCCATTTACTTTTGGGACCTTCGACACCAAACTTAGACCAATTTATTTCATGAACATTACTCCCATCAGGTTGTTTAGTTAGAAATTCAACTTCTATTATGGGATCTTCCGCACATAATTTTTTTATGGCATCTCTTAAACACATGGGGTTTTCATCATCGCCAAACACATTATCATCACGTATATCAAAAAGAATGTTTACTGCATCTCTAGCTTCTAATTTATATTTTATTTTTCCTTCGGCATAACTTACTTCTGCAAAAAGCAGTGTTCCCGCTACACGTTTAAAATCACCCATTTTGTTTGCTTTTCCATCACAATCTATATAAATCCATCCCCATTTACATTCCATTTGGTATTCCGGATTTGTTGCTTTTTTTGAACATTTCATCACAGTGTCGATGATGTGAGTCATAATGCCGCCTGCTACATCTACAATTTCTACACTCATGGTATAACCATCTGAGCAACCATATTGAAAACTAATGATTCCTGCATTGTGGTCCGCGTGTGGACAAGATTCATTTCCCACCGTGACTTTGGTTCCACCACCTTTTATAATTACTTCCACCCATGGCGAAGCCACTGTGGCATCTAACACAGGTCCCCAGCCAGGAGTATTTAACGGAGGGACATAGTACTTACCAACACAATTTGCTAAACAATCTTCCATAACACACCTACTTTAATAAATACCATCTGGTAATCGTATGGTCAAACCAGCTTTAAAATCAAATATATCTTTCATATTATTAGCCTCCATAATTTTCCACCAAAAATCTGGTAACCCATACGCATCATTAGATACTAAATCTGGTCGATATTCAGCCCCCGCTGTTATTGTGGTAAATTTGTCGGCGGAGGTCTTCGGAATTTCTGATTTTTTATAAATGTTAAAAGTAATATATGTAGCATCATCTATTGTGTAATACAATACTTGACTATTAGAATATCGGCTTAATTGACTTACATAATCAATGGGTTGACGGTCGTTTACCTCTGCAATTTTATTAGCCATTTATTTTCCTTTATTTTCCCGATTGAAGAATACGTTTTTGTCCTGGTAAATCAGAACTCTTATATACCACTTCCCAACTAGTATCTATATCAAATTTAAAGGGAGTAAACATATCTCCTTGTTCTACACTCCACGCCATATCTGTCGGAAATTTCACTGTGTATTGTTTTAAAATTACGCAGAGTTCCGTATCAGCTAATAACCTACCGCATTTTAATTTACAAATTGGAGGCGGAACGAAAGGAAGACCCCCCTCACTTGCTCGTGGATATAAAGCACTTTGCAAAGCTCTTAATATCTTTAAATTTTCTTGTATATCTTCGGCTAAAGAAACAATTAAATGAATCTGCATATTAATAGCACGATTATCTGACGATCCATAAGTTTTCATAGGAGAAGATCGCCCAATAACTGTCTCATCGTTATATGTTGCACTCTTAGAATCTGATATGTCGGGAAGATTATTGAATATAATTTCTCCATAACTGGGCACATTGACATAACAATCATTAATTGGTTTTAACTCGCCGCCCAGCATCGTAGCTTTATAATCTTTTTCCATGCATCTCCTTAATTCCCATTATTTACAAATTGTCTGTTGCCTGTGCCGCCCGGTTTTCCATACTTCCACATCCCATATTCAGGAGTATTTCTTGTTGGTTTGTATACAGCAGTACTCGGATTACCCTGTTCTTCCGTCCTAGTTATATTAGCTCCTGCTCCTCCCAATATTTTTACTAATTCTTGTATTCCCGTTGCCATATCCTTTAATATAGTAACCTGTTCCGAAGCATGTTGTGCTATTACGGGTAATTCTTTACTCTTTAACTCGGGAATTCCTGCCTCTGTGCCTTGTCTTTTACGTTCCATTGCCGCATGTACGTCTTGTGCAGATTGTAGATTTGGTTCTGCTTTTGCAGCTACTTGAGCTATGGTTTCTACTCCTGCCAATGATCTGTTACCACCAATTGTGGATGAAACTTCTGAAACCCTAATTTTGGGAATAGCATGCGGAGATTCAGCAGCTTGAGCAATCTTCGTTTGATTTCCTGGAAGAGAACCTGCGGACAAAACATCTTCTGGTCTAATATTTGCTGCTCGTAGTCGGTCATAAGTATCCTGGCGTGTTTTAGCAAGCATAGAATCTAAACTTTTGGGTTCTTCCGCAATAGATTTATTAACTGTGGCACCATGGGCTTTGGCTTTGGCTCTAGCTTTCTCGGCTCGATATTCCGCTATGGTTTGCACGCCCGCCAAACTTCTTTTTCCCTTCTTCTGAGCATTTTTTCCTGATGCTAATTTTGCTGTGCCAGCATCTGCTCCGATTGCTCCCGTACCTGTAATAACTTTTGCAGCCGTCCAAAGATTGCCAAGAATACTTCCGGGTGCATTTTTCACAAATTTAAAAGCATCTGATGCTGCGGTTTTCATTGCATTAAAAGGTGCTGTTACAAGATCTCGCAATGTTCCCCCAACACCCTTCATGGTCTTGTATAATCCTCCCGTTACACCTTTGAAAATTACACCAATGCCGCCCACACCTCCTTTTAAAACACCCACTATACTACTTGTCGTTTTTATTGCATTGTCCATTAAACTATTTTCACCAAATAACAATGTGTGAAGAGCACCAGGACCTTTTGTTATACCGTCTACTAATTTGCCTCCAAATCTGCCCACACCACCAAACACCGATTTCATCATTGATTGCGATGATTGTGTCAAATTGGAAACTCGTGGCACACTAGCACCAAATAATAATTTACCTAACACTCCAGTATTTGTATCTGCTGTTTGCTGAGTAGGTAATTTTAATTGTGGTATGGTATCCATGAGAGCTGAAACATTTTGCAGTTTCGCTAAAGCTGTTTGCAATTCCTCTTCGTCGGGGAAACACGTATTAATAGGATCAATTACACCTTGTTTTAATAAATTAGCTATATTATAAAAATTCTTTGCAAATTCTTCTGTGCTACCAGCAGCTATCTCGATGGGAGAATCTTCCCATATAGAACCATCTGTGAGTGGAACTATTTGTGTAATTAAATTATCTATAAAACCTTTTACACCTTGAACAATTTTCGCCATACTTGTAATCTTGGCAACAGTTTGTGTAATAACGTCCTCTTCCGGCCATAATTTAATTGGGTTAATAATCCCTTGTAAAAAGAAATCACTTATCCCACTAAATAAACCTTTCAATTCCGGCAGTGCATTTTGTAATTTCTCCGCAGGAGAATCGCTCATCCAATTTTTCTCGGTTAATGGCAAGAAATTTTCCACCATATATGTGATTGCATTGCCTACACTTTTCATGATTTCTGCGACATTTGACATTAGTCCAACAAATCCAGTTGCCTCTTTACCATTTACTGTCTTTAACAACTTATCAACCGCAACGTCTATAACATCATTAGTAAACTTCGCAACTGCCTCAAAAAGATTTTTAAATATGGGCATAGCAGCCAATAATTTTTCTCCTGGAGAACTACCAAACCAAGGTGCTTCGACTAAAGGCACTAATGAATTTACCATGGTGGAGATAGCATTGGTTGAACTAGTCATCATTTTGGAAACATCATCTAGCAAAGGAGCTAAAGTTTTAGCTTTATCTCCTTTTTTGCCAAGTTCTTTGGTCGCCACATCAATTACATCTTTGGTAAACGTAGCAACTGATTGGAATAAATTTTTAAATGTGGGCATGGCAGCCAATAATTTTTCAGCAGGCGAATCTGCTAAGCCAAACCAAGGAGCATCTACTATTGGTACTAATTTTTCAACCATCATAGAAATGGCACCTGTGGAAGCAGTCATCATTTTGGAGACATTGCTTAATAAACCAACAAACCCATCTGCTTCTGCTCCATCGGCTATATTTAATAATTGATCAACCGCTATGTCTACAATATTTTTAGTAAAAGTTGCAACTGCTTGGAATAATTGCTTGAATAAAGGCATAGATTTTGTGAGCTTTTCGGCTGGAGAAGCAAGTAAACCAAAAAGTGGACCTCTTGTTATGGGCAAAAGTTTATTCACCATGGTTTCAACTGCATCCGCAGCATTTGTCACCATATCAGCTGTATTTTTCATGGCCTCATTTATTGTCTTTGATTCGGCGGGCGGGAGCATTTTCGCAAGAATTTTTCCTATCGAAATCATGCCCGCAACAAATGCCAAAACAGGAGCAGCTAAAATGGCGAAAACACCAACTCCCGCCCACATAAAACCAGCCAAGAGAGGAGCTACCATAGATAATGCCCCAAACATCATTAGTTTTGGTTGCCAACTTATTATCTTAGAAGCTAATTCTTTGGAAGCATCAAAAATACTATTGACCCCTTCCATCATTTTTGCTGTGTCTTCAGCAGAAGAAAATTTAGTGAGTACTCGACCCAACATAATTAAACCCATTACAAATGCCACTACAGGAGCAGCTAATATAATAAAAGCACCAACGCCTGCCCACATATAAGCGGCCATTAAAGGAGCCACTAAAGCTAATGTTCCTAGAGTAGCCAATTTACCCGCCGAACTTAAAACAGATGACGCTATACTTCCACCCGCCTTTAATATGTCAGCAGTTCCCTGAGCACTCTTGGCAGCTTGTCCAGGATCTATTCCTTTCATTACTCCTTCGGATATTTTTATAACCGCCCCCGCGAGTGCCAACATTACAGGAGTTAATAACAATAAAGTAGCCGCACCAACCGCCATGAGTGGAATAAGCATCACGCTACCCAACGCCAACAAACCAAGTGCGGGAAGTACAGCGGCTGATTTCAAAACTGATTTTGCTATACTACCAGCACTTTCAAATATACTAGCAACACCCTCGGCAGTTTTAGCAGTCCCTTTTATATTAATCATTTGGGAAAATTTTTCAGATATGCCAACAACCGCTGTGGCAAGAGCTAGCATAGCAGGAGTTAAAGCCAAGAGTGTTGCTGCACCCAATAACATTGCGGGCATTAGCATAACCGACCCAACAGTCAAGGCTCCCAATACAACTAAAGCACCAGCTGATTTTACAACTGACCATGCAATACTACCGGCACTTCCCATAATATTAGAAACACTTTGAGCAGTTTTAGCGGCTTGTTCGGGATCACAAACTTTTGTAAAAGCTTCTCCCATCTTAATTACGGCATAAGATAAAGCCATCATAGCTGGAGTAAGAAGTAAAAGTGTAGCGGCACCTGCCGCCAACATAGCTAAAACTGCCAAACCTTGAGGACCCCACAAAGCGATTACAGCGGCTCCTAATCCAATTAATACTGCTGCTCCTAACGCTACAGCAAGACTAATTGCAGCAACTGATGTAAAAATAGAAGCCACTGCTTTAGCGACCTTGGCTGCTTTTTCTGGAGGCATGATATAAGATAATAATGCTCCCATGCCAACAATTGCCAAGGCAACTAGCATAATCGCTCCAGACATGAGGGCCAAAGCAATCGCTCCCTTATACATTTCTGGAGTGAATTTAGCTGCTTTACTAACTAAGTTTAATCCTACTGCGGCGACAATACACAAACCAGAAATAATTACGGCTGCACCTATGACAGTGGCAACTGTCAGTCCATATTCCATAGCTTTTTTAGGTGTTAAACCCAATGCAGATAAAATAGCCCCAACACCCATAATAACTAATCCTAAAGCAAGGGCTCCAGCCATTATTTTCGCTAGATCAGGTGCTGCTTTTAAAAGACCACTACCGATGCCTTTCAAACTGGGCATTTTTAATCCGCCCAAAGCCCCCGATGCCGCACTCCCTGCTGCACCCGCTGCTGCACCTCCCGCTGCTTCCGCTGCACCCCCTACCGCACTTCCCGCTGCACCCGCTGCACCCTTCCCTAGAATTTTTCCTAGTCCACCTTTCAGAAGTCCACCTACTGATCCTGTTATGGTTTGAGCTAGTCCACCTAATGATCCTGTTATGGTTTGAGCTAGTGCTCCTCCGAATAATTTTCCTCCAGTAGCAAAGAAAATAGATCCTGCAAGAGTAGCCATATGAATAAGTATAAATCCCAATTTTCCGATAAGATCAACCATCCAATTGTTCATGCCACCCAAAATTAATCTTAATTTTTCATTTATTTCTATGGCGGTTTGTGCTAAATTTGAAATGGGATCAGCGGCAGCCTTTTCCTTAACAACCAACTTTTGTTGTTCATCACTTAATTCCTTGACTGCTTCTCTTAATTTTGCAGGATCATTACTTCTAATTGCTGCTAATATCTTTTTACTTAAATCTTCTCCTCCTGCCTTCTTTATTCCTTTTGCGGTTGCTAATAAAGTCGCCTGTATTTTTCCTAATGCAGTCCCGTCGTCCTTAGCACCAGTTCTCTTTAAAAATTCGCTAAAATCTTTCTTGTCATCACCTTTCATGTCTACCATCATCTCATTGGCAGCACTAGCCAAAGTAGCTCCCGATTTACCAGCAGCTTCATCAAATTTGTTTATAAATGCAAATCCAGTAGATTCTATTTCATCTTTTAATTGTTTCTCTAATGCAATTCTTTCTTGCTGTGTGCGATTTGTGTTGTCTATTTGTTTCCGCAAATCATCCATGCGATCCCCAAAACTTTTGGAGCCCGCAAGCCACACGCCATGTACTTTTTCGAAAGTTCCTATTTCTAACTCATAGGCTGCATACATTCGCGTATTTATTGCCATTTTTTTGGCAAGTGATATCTTACCTATACTATCGAGTGTCTCACCATATGAATCATATAGCCATGAATCCATTTCCTCTGCCATTTTCTTTCGATTTTCTCGGGTATGCAGTAAAACACCCTGCTGTAGTTCTTCTGCTAAACCAGCACGTCCTGCAACAACAGAAAGAAAAGCCCTTGTCTCGTCATCGGTTTTTAATAAAAATTGGGTGCTACTACTAGCAGCAGCCATAATTCTTTTCGCTTCCTCTTCAACACCAAGTTTCTGGGCTGTAGCTGTCATCATCATGATGTTTTTAGCTGCGGATGCCGTTACTGTGTCAGCATCACGCATATTTTTTAACAATTCTCCCGATGCTTTAACGGCTTTTGCAAGATTGTCTCCAGTTACACCTGTAGCTCTTGCTACTTGTTGAACACTACGACCAACTTGAGCCAACTGATTACCAGTCATATTTAAGTGCATATTCCAATCACGTAGAATATTGGCAATTTCTCCATCCTTATCACCAATCATCGTTGCAACATGCAATCCAGTTTTTGCTACCGACAATCCTTCTTCATGACTTTTAACACCTTGTTTTAAATTTTTCATCCATTGCTGTTGGAATCTTCCTAGGTGTTGTCCTGTTTGTGCAGCTTGCTTTCCTGTTTTTACAAATTCTCTCTGTAATGTTCTTGTATCTTTGAAAAGACCTTGTGTTTCATAAGCAATATTTCTCATTTCCTGCACATATTGGCGTTGTTGTGTAAAAACGCCAGCACTAGCAGTTTGCCACAAATCAAAACCACCTGATAATAATGTGCTGAAGTTCCATAAGAGACCAGCCATTTGCAGATTAAATTGTTTTTGAAAACTGTTATGAAAACCTGTGGCGAATTTCGTTCCCGCTTTAGATGCGTCTCCCGGACTAGGACCAGGAACAGCAGTGCCACCGGCACCACCTCGTCCGCCGTCGCCACCCGTGCCGCCACCCGTGCCACCACCCGTGCTACCTTTGCCTGTCGTTCCAGCCGTATCGGGTCCTGGACCATTAATGCCATGCTCTTTTATAGTTTTGTCAAATGCATTTCTTGTTTTCTGATGTG